CCAATACAATAAGAATCGGCTCTTTCCATTGTTTCCCTTCCAATTCCAATAATAGAATGAGCATCTGTAACATCTTTTAAAGCGTCTTTTCCGATAGCAATAAGATACTGACCAGAAGTCCAATCCTCTAAAGCATTTTCGCCTATTGCAACACTATCTCCTAAAAGAGTAAAATTCTTTGATGTAATAGTTATTTTACTTGCATTTAAAGTCCCTGTTACTGTTAAGTCATTACCTATTGTAACATCATTAGGAAGTCCAATTTGTAACTGCTGACTACCTGCTGTTGTTTCAATTTCATTTGTAGTCCCTACTACTGCAAATGTCTGTGAATCTAAATCTACAGAACCTGTGCCACTTGTTCCGCTAAAATCTAAATCCTGAGCAGTAACATTAGTATCAACATAATCTTTCACGGCTGCCGAAGTTGGAACTGATGTATCATTGTCATTACTTGCAATTCCTTGAGCTTCAGTTACAAACTTACCAATAGTAGCACCTGCTGTTGTGCTTGTTAAACTACCAAACTCTAGCTCTGCACCAACAGTTAAGTCAGAAGCAAACGTAGCTGCGCCGCTTCCTGTTATGGTTAATCTTGCAGTATCATTAGTGCCTAAAACTAAACTTGCATTAGTTAATGTACCTATTCCTAGCGCTGAGGTTGTAGCAGATTGATTATTATAAATAAAACCACCATCACCAGCCGTTATTCCAAATTTGCTTTCACCTTGAGTTATAGATATTTTTGCTGCACCACCATTTAAAAGAATACCACCAACTGTTGTGTCTCCAGCTGTTGTGGGGTCGCCTACAGTTACTTCAACTAAATTAGCAGGGTCACTAGTATTAATAACTTTTAATACACCACCAACAGTTAAGTCAGCAGCAAAGGTCGCATTTTGGCTCGTGTCTATGGTAAGAGCATTTGTGGAGTTAGTTCCAAATTGTAACTCTCCTGCTTTACTTGTTATTCCTAAATTGCTACTGCTTAAACTTATTATTGCTTTTTGTGTTGCTCCGCTATCTATCCACACAATATCTCCTAATGCTGATGCTCCTGCACTATCACTATCAGAAAGTGTAATTGTTGGAATAGCATCATGTACTTTTAAATCCTTAGTGAATAAAAATTGAGTTGCTTGTTCTGTAACACCTGCTGTTGTTATAACACCTGTAACATCTAAATCATTAGTAACTGTTAAATCGTTTCCAATGGTTACGTCATTTGGCAACCCTATTGTTAATGTCTGACTACTTGCTGAAGTTTCTATTTCGTTTGAAGTTCCTATAATAGCAAAAGTTTGACTATCTAAATCAACACTACCTGTGCCTGTTGTCCCGCTGAAGTCAACGTCTTGTGCTGTTGTAATCGAATCTACATAGGCGGTGGTTGCAATTTTAGTTGAATTATCACCTGCGGATTGCGTAACACCAGTTGTTGCGGTGTTTATTGTACCGTTTAAATCACCACTAAATGTAACTGCCTCAACTGTTGCTGTGGATTTTATATTACCAGAAACATGAAGTGCCTCTGTTGGTGAAATACCAATACCTAATCTATTATTAGTGCCTACATATAAACCAGTATTATTACCTAAACCATCAGATAATTGCTTTTCAAAAGCTGTTAAATTAGAATTATCACCAACTTTTATAATAGCTCCGTAAGTGTTTTTTATTTTTAAACCAGTATAAGTAGTCCCCATAAATTATATTTTATACAAAAATAAGCAATTCTAATTACCTTTGTTTACCTTGACCACGAGATTTTTTCTTATAAGCATTTTGTCCTCTTGATGCATTTTTAGAATGAACTCCTGGTCTTTTCTTTTTTGGCTTATATCTATATCTATCTATTATTTTTTTAGCCATTATTTTTTAAAAAAACTTGTTGCTTTTTCTGTTGTTCGCCCTCCAAAATATGCTAGGACAACCGCCATCATAACTTTCTCAAATGTATCATTCCAAGTTTCATTAATATGAAATGGTATAGATTCTATACTATCTAAAATACCAGCAAATGAAAATACTACTATACACCAAATTAACACCATTGGTCTTACATTTTTTGACAACCAACCAGAATTTGGTCCATTATCAGATTCCCATCTTGAAGTAATGGCTTGTATTTCTTTATTTTGTTGATCGTAGATCATCTGCTGTAATTTAATTTTATCCTCATTTGATATTTTTGACTTACCAATTTCAGATAATGCCTCTTGCGGTGAGCTCACACCACTTAAAACTTTTCCTAATGTTGGATTTATCATTGAAGCTGCTCCAAATAATAATTTTCCAACTGTTGTTTCTTTGAATTTCTTTTTATTACTCATAATTATAAAATCTAAAATGTAAACCAAATAAAATTAAATATATATTTAGTTCACTAAAATTGTTTTTTTCATCAATAGGATAAAATGAAAATCCTAATAATGGTCCAGTTGATAAAATTTCCATAACGCCAAATTGAAAATTTTGCATAATTTAATTTTTATTTTTCATTAGTATATCTGAGCTAGGTCTGGTTGTAATGTCTGGCGCATTCTTAACACTAGCTGAATTATTAGAATTGTTATTTGAATTATTACTAGACGAAGTGCCTCTATTATCTGGGTATCGCCATTGATAATTATAATTTCTATAATTATAATAAGGATAATTATATGGATAATAGCTACTATAAACAGGATAAAACGATCTGTAATAATCTGGTCTTATTTTATCTATTGCAACTAAAATAGTGTCCCCTTCGAGAGTTACTGCAACAACATGAGAAGCTACTGGGCGTTTAACATAAGATGAACAGCTAATTAAAAACAGTAATAATGTTAGTATAAGTAGAGGGTATATAAAATAAACCAACATAACATAGCCATCTCTTTTTTTCATTATATCCATTATTTATATACTTTGTTCTCTAAATTATCTAACCTTCTATCATGTTGCTTTTCAATAGATTCTAATTTGTTTTCTAAAAATTTCATTTGTTGATCTATTTTAGAATGATCCTCATGTGGAGGAAGTTTTTTTGCTTCCTCTATTTCTGCTTGTAGCGTTGTATAAGTAAATATTAATGATGCAATTCCGCCAATTAATATTATTAATGTTTTTAAATCTAAATTCAAATCTGGTTTACCATCATTATCAATGTCAATTCCAACTTTTTTATTTTCAATACTCATTTTAACTGTTTGTTATGTCTATATACTTTGTTTTTCCGTCATCCCTTACTGCTTTCAATATTTTGTTTCTATTTTTATCCTCGCTTACATAACTTATATGGACCCAATCGGGGTTGGATTCTGAACCAAATTCGTAAATCATTTGGTCATAATTTAAATTTTCTTTTATCCATTCAAACATTTCTTTATTAGTTTTGTGTCCATATATATCATCAATGTCTATTGCACTAGAACCACCCTTGCAACAGTGCTGAGATTTTGAACTGCCTCCAATTGCTTCATTTAAAGCAACACTTCTATAAAAGCTATTTATTTTAATTGGACCACCAACCCACTCTCTAAGCGGTTCAAATATTTTTTCAGCTAGTTGCTTCATATTTGCTAATGCATTACCATTAGGGGTGTTGTCTATACCTAATCTCATTGCAGTAATACTTTTTGTAGCTTCTTTTTCTGAAATATGTTTACTAATCATAACTTATTAATTTGTTGATGCTCTACGCTTAGATGCTGACGTATTGCTGTTTAACAATATTCTATTTATTGAATTTTGCACCTCTTCTTTTGTTGCTTGTATCTTAAAAGAAATATCAGCTACAAATTGCATTTTTACTTTTCCGTCTTTTCCTAATATTGCTATAACAGGAACTGATTTAATACTTTGCCTAATGTTTTGCGGTTGATCCTCTAGCCATACATATTGAATTTTGACATTTTTAATTCCTCTTAGGTCATAATTATTACTTTCATTCCATCTATAATTAAAATGGAGAACATCTAACTTTTCTTGAGAACTAGAAGCCGAAATAAACAGTACAATTAATAGAACATATATTATTATTTTTTTCATCGTCTTTTATGGTTTTCATATATTTTATCTGAATTTAGCTTTATTGCATCTTTATTTTCTTCTATATCCTCTTTTAATCCTTCAGTAGATTTTTCTATTTGAATTATTGTGTTTCTTACCAACTCGTCTTTTAGTTTGAACTCCATTTTTTGAACAAACTCATCCCCACTAAAATTTTCAATTTTTGAATTTAAAGCATCAATATCACCTTGTAGAGTAAACCACATACTCGCAAGTGAAACAGTACCTGCTATTATAATACCAATTGTTTTTAAATCCAGTTGTACGTTTGTATTTTCACTTATTTTAGTAGCCATTTATTTTTTTTCTATTATTTTTTTTATTGTATAAATTATAGTACATAATAGCAAAATTATTTTTAATGAACTTTCAATTTCTGTCATTGAAATACTTAATGCTATTGTATTAAAAATATATATTTTCATGTCTAAATTTTCCATTTTAACTAGTTTGTTCTACTTTATTTGATAACTCTAAAACCGCCTTAAAATATGTGTGATCTGACAAATCCTCTTGTATATATGTAATGCCATTATTTTCAACTGCATAACAATTAAAATTATAAGAACTTAAATCAAATGCACTTTGATTTTTTGATATAAGTAAATTAGTAATTGCAGACATTATAGTATTGGCATCTAAATCACCGCCAACATCACCCTTAAATCTCGTTACAACCTCAACACGAGTTATACATTCAACATTGTATTTAGATTGATTGTCATCAATTGCATTAGTTGTTAAACCATAAACCCATATATAAGGAAATGACACATCTGAAGGAATCCTATTATAAACAGGCACATTAGATCCGCCATGTGAAATCGCTCCACCTAGAGCTGCAATTATTTTTAATCTTATATATTTTATTGGATCTTTCACTTAACTATTTTATTTAATTTCATTTTGATTTGTTTTAATAATTTTGGAAACTCCTTATAAGCAGCTGGATATAAATAAGGTTTAGGTTTTTGTTTACTTGTCCCAAATTCAACAAAACTTGCATAATCAGCTGGAGCTTCTATATAAACACCCTCTAAATCCTCATCAAAAAAAATAGATCCTTTTAAAAATCCTGTATCAACTGGAGCTGTTAATTTTGCATCTTTTGCTATTCTTGATGCTGAATATCTTAAATCCTGTAAAGACGCTTTTGAAACATAAATTTTTAATTCAGTTAATATATTATCAATATCTTTAATATCTTGTTGGTTAACCTTTATGTTAGTCGATTTTTGTTGCATTTATTGTAGTATAATTTTTATATTCTGATTCATAAATATTATTAATTCTATAATTATCACTTTCTCCTTCAACTTTAAAATACCAATTAGATGTTGCATTTGTATTTATAAAATCTATTGTATTTGTTCTTGATATTAATTCAACATCTGTTCTGGTTGCTCTTTGACCATTTTCAGTAGATCTATCACCTTTTAATTGTTTATAATTTGCCCAAATAGTAATATACTCGGTACTACCTTCTTGAAAGCCACCATAACTATCGGCAACCTTTGTTAGTTGCCAAATAACAATACGAGTATTTAATTTCCCTGGATTCATTATAAAAACATTGCTTTATAAGAATTTAAAATATCCCTAGTATCTGTTGGAATTAAATCAGATGCATTGTTTTCATCACCACTATTAAAATCTACTCTATTTTCATAATATGTAGATGCCAATTGTAAGATCGCTTGTTGTAATAAAGAATCATCCATACCAGCTGTTATATAAACAACAGTTACCTTTTTAGCATATCCATTATCAAGTTCAATAGTTTCTTTATCTAAACCAATATTAGTGTGTGTTAAAGCAACGCCATCAGCATGGATACTAGAAATCGAATCAACTGGTCCAAAAGGTAAATCAAATATTCCTCCAGTTTCATCTAAATAATAAGATCTGTTTTTAGCGACAATATCTCTTGATAAATAGTTTTCACACCAAATCCTAGCTTGAGTTATTTGCCTAGCTATAATTGCATCATCAGCGGTTGTATCTATTTTTGCAAATAGTTTTAAATCGGCTGAGGTTACAATTTCAGATCCAGTTGTGGAATTAATTTTTATTTGCCTCATTTTTAGTTTCTTTAGAATCTAGTTTAAGTTCTTTGGTTTCTTTTTTGGGTTTGGCTTCTTTTTTTTCAATTGGCTCACCCCATTCATTAGCAATCCATTTTGGCAAATTAGCATCATTAATTTCGATAATGTCTCCTACTTTAAATTCCCTACCATCTTTTTGAATTGATGTTTTTAATTTTATTTTCATGATATATATATTTTATGTAAAGATAAAAAAAAAGTGCCACTAGTTTTTTTGCTAGTGACACCTTAAACCTATTTATGAAATCAGTGCAAAGTTATTAAAATTTTCTTTATAAGGTCCATTAGCTCTTAATCTTATTGTTTTTTGTTGCTTATTTTTAATTATAAAGAACCCTTTTAAACTTTCTTTATATATAGCAAAGAAATCAACATATTTAGTTTCATACGTTAAGCATCCACGCCTTAAAACGCATTGATCTGAGTACCGATTATAAATACTTTTAACCCTTGTATTGCTAATATATTTTATTTGAATTTTATATAGTGATCCGTTTTTTTCTAAAATACAATCATATTGAGAGGCATCTAGAAGTGGCATTGAAACATTGAATCCATGTCGCATAGCGGTTGAAGCAAAAAGATATTCAGCATAACAACCTTGTTGATTTTGATTCACTATGTCAAGATATAAAAAAAGCCAATTAAATTAATAACTGGCTTTTTAACATTCGCTTAACTTAAACAAAACAATTTCTATGAAAAACTATTGGGCGAATGTACTATCTCTTTAATTTTATATAAATAATTTAATATTTTTAATTTCTTAATAGCTGGTAAGTTTTTCCATATTTGTGGATCTATGGAGCTTTGAACTATATCATCTATTTCAATCATTTCTGGCATATAAATTATTTATTATTTGCTTCGTTTGCTAATACTGAAAATCCTAAAATGGATAAAAATATACCTGTTAAAAAATCGCCATAAAGATGTATTACTCTACAAGCTAAACCTAGTAAACTAAATACTAAAAAGTATTTGATATATATTTTATTTAGATCCATTGTTTTCAACTATTTCAATTAATACTTTTGAATAACTGTTAAAAAAATTATTTAATAAATGTTTTTCGGTTTTTCTTTGCCTATTGGCTTTTTTAAAATTGTGTAAAAATTTTTCTCTATTTGCCATGATTATTTATATATATATTTAAATTTTTAATTAATGATGTTATTGATTTAATAACTGGATTAATAAGTTTCATATTATAACTATCATTTTCTAATTTATAATAATCGTAATTATTTTTATAAACAGTTAGCCAATCATCTGCCTCATGATATAAATTAATTAATGATTTAATACTATAATCTTTATAATTAAGTTTATTTTTAATTACATTATTTTTAAAAGAAATGGAAAACTTATTGTCTAAGCATCTATAAAAATCTAATTCTTGAAATTGTGTTTTTGTAAATTTTGTTGCCATAATTATATTTTTATAGTTAAAAGCATTATTATAAATCCAGCTACTATATAAAAGCTGATTAGCCATTTAAGGTTTTCTGGATCTTGTTTTAAGAACTTTTTAGACATTTCTATCATTATATAAACTCTTTATATTTGTTTAGTTAATTCCTTCAAGTGCAACTCTCTCAACTGCTCTATTTCTTTCTCTAATTTTACAATTTTCCATATCTTACTTTCAATTTGGTCTTTAAGATAATCTGCTTGTGTTTTTGTTTTCATATTGTTTGTTTTAAGAATTTTTTAATCATTTTTAATAATTTCGGTTACAGAACTATGATACCACAGATCTGGATTGCTTAATTGCCTTCTAACATCTTTTATTTGTTCACTACATTCTTTTTTGTATTTGTTAATAGACATAACTGCTAATTGTCTTTTAAGATTATCAACATATCTATTAATTTTAGAATTTTTAGTTTCGTTCTGTGTAATAATTAATTTCATACACCAAATATAAAAGAATTTTTTTAAATAACAAAAATATTTTGCATTTATTTTACATTTATTTCACTTTACTCCATAAAAAAAGGGGTGAAAACACCCCTTTAATTAGTAAAATTGTTATTATTACGGAGTTTCTAACGCTGCTTTTGCAGTGCTGAAAGTTCCATCTATAATACCATTTGGTAAATAAGTAGCAAGTGCTACTCTTTCCATTACTCTTACAGTAACGAATCCATCTCTTACGTTTGTTCCATCCTCTGTAAAGAACTCAACTGCTACGTTATCTCTAACCCATAATTGAGCTGCTTGACCAAAGTTTCCAACTAGGAATGTCCCAGAATTAACCTCATTGTTTACAGCGATTGGCACACCTAAGAAATTAGGTTGTAGCCCTTGATACACTTGATCTTTAAGATAGTTGTTAGTAGTATCTTTTAATAATAAGATCTTGTGAAAATCAGTTGGATTTAAAAGTATGTAATCCGCTTTGTAATTAGCAATCTGTAATTGGTTGATTGCCGCTACAAGTACATCAAATTCATTTGCTGCTTCAACCGATTGGTAAAATTTACCACTTGCTGAAGTATCAAAGTTAGTACCTGAGTTATAAAAACCATCAAGGTTTGGAGCAACACCATTACTACCAAGTATTTGGTCATCCTCAACTTCCATTAATTTAGCTGGAACTCTAGCTGATAAGTAGCTAGAAATTTGAGGCGTATCGTGTAGCATTTCGTCAGAAATTCTTAGGTAAGTACCAATTTTTCTAACGTTAGCATCAGTTGCAGTCATATCAAAATCTGATTGACCTAGAGTTGCACCTTCAGCCGCAGCTGCCGCACCATTTGAATATCCACTTTCTTTAACATATCTAATAACATCACTATTAGTTGAACCAATAGGGATAATTTGTCTAATGTTTTGTGGAGTAGTAGGATCATATTTATATCCTGGTACTCTTTGTGGAGGAATTACGTCTCCAGTAAAATCTGCTGCCACAGTCATATCCGCTTTTATTTCAAAAGCTGATGATCTTGAGCCACCATTTCTCATTGCATCCAATGCACCTTCTTTAATAGCTTTTGTCAAGTTACCAGCAAATGATTTATCCTCTTTTTGAGATGCTTCAAATCTCTTTTTGCTAGATACTTCCATCGCATCCATTCTTTCAGTAAATTTTTCTGTAAGGTTTTTGATTTCGCCTTTCAACGCTTCATCTGCCTTACCAGTTGCTGAATCAACTGCTTGTCCATGAGCTTTTTCCAATTTAGCATCTATAATATCGCCTAATTGGTCAAGCTGCTTTTTTACATTTTCTTCCATTTTAGTAAAGAATTTTTTAAAGTTTATTAATTAAGTATTTATAAATATCAACCTGAGACATCTTTACTGTCGGCTCAGTGATTTCTTCAATCGGCTGAGTGGCATTAACAAAATATGTTTTTAGTTTTAATATTTCGGATTCTAAGGCATATCCCATATCATCTGAGATATTTCCTTTTCTAAGTAGTTTACAAATATTATCATAACGCTTGTAAACTTTATCAATATTAGTAATTGATTTTACATCTAATATTTTAGCTTGGTCATTCGCTGCTAATGTAACAGCACTTATTTCATATAGTTTAACTTCTTTTATTTCTCTGTAATCAGCTTTTTGTTCTTTTACAATTGGCATAATACCAACAGAATTTTCAGTAATTACTCCAGCTTTCATTAGTTCAATAACATCATTTCCTAATTGAGTTTTAGGAATTTCAGCTGTAAATACTAACCCTTTTTCATCCTCATATAATTCCTTCATTTTTCCAATAGGTTGCATCATGTCATGTTGATATAAATATTTTACCCTTGAACCATTTTCTTTAATTGTTTTTTGATATGCACCCTTTCTAATAATGTCTAGGTCGCTATCCTTATTATCAAAATAAGAACCATAACCTTTTACAATATTATTCTTTTCATCATAATCGATTGTTTGCTCATCTATTGGAGCAGCTTTATAAATAAAATCCATCGTTTTCAGTTTTTTACAAAATTACTAAATTTATTTTTACTATATTATTCACTATCATTAAGCCCTTCATTAATAATAGCACCAGTTAATATTGCACCGCTATATCCAGCACCAACATTTTGATTTATACTTCTGGCATTTTTTGCTGGTAAATATATTGCTGAACATCTACAATTAATCACATTTTTAGCAGATCCCTCACCAGGTCGCATTATTGCCTCACCACCAACTAAAAAAGGATCTTTATGTGGTCTTTCTTGGTTGTTAGCTCTATTATGCCAATCTCTCTCATGTCCATCTATTGCTGTTGACCATCTTTTTATTAAATCTTGACCAGGAAAAACATTTATGGCACTTTGCTCGACACCATAATTCGCAGCTCTAGTTGTTTCTGTCCTTACAACTCTTAATGATTGCCAACGAGAATATTTTTTAAATTGTTTTCTTAATATCCTTGCTTTTGCCTCAGCTCCTAATGTTATAAATTCAGGATCTGAAAATAATCTTTGTATTAATTTAATTGCTGTTTTTCTGCCTGTATTAGCAACCTTAGTTATTTCTAATGCTGTAAATTTTTGAGCATAGGCAATAAACGCAAGTTCCCATCCACTTAAAAAATCTTTATAATTAACACCCTTGCTAATATATAAATCAAAAGTTCTTGCATACCATTTAGCAAAATGCATTGATGTATCTAAATAAAGCTCATCATATAATTTTCTCAGATCAAAATACTTAAATAAGTTTGCATATCTAATATCATTATATGTTAACATATTATCAACAGCTAAATTATATTGGCTTTGGTAATAATCTCTAAATCTTTTTGCATTACGCCTTTCAGTAATTCGCCTTTGTTTTGCATTAGCATTACGCCAAGCATCACCAAATTTCTTAGATATTTTAAAAGTTTTAGTATCTAATAAATCCTCATCTTTATTTTCATATTGAGAATAGCAAAAGGCAATACGCTGATCGGCATCAGGAAAATCCCTTCTTGCCTCATCATCAATAACACATCTAGCTATAAAGTGTCTTTCTGTTTCGCCTGGATTTGGTGTTGGCATTATTCACTTATTTCGGTTTCATCATTAACCTCTATATCATTAATCTCAACATCTGGTAAATCTATATCATCACCACTTGCTGGAATTAAATTAGCTGGTATATAATATTCATTTAGTATTTCATTTTCCTCATCATGGTCGTAACTCATTGCTGCTCTTTTTTCATTTGGTGTTAACCACCACGCCTTAGACATCTGGTCAACTATCTTGTCTGTTTCCTCTTGTAATTCTGGAATAACACTAAAGTCATATTCAATACAAATATTATCACCATACATTGGAGCTAACCACCTATTTAATTCATCTTGAATTTTAATAAGTTCTGGAATAACTGCATTTTGATACAATGCCTTTTTTGCCTCTTTCATATTATTATATGTTGAGGATTCTGTATTGTTTAATAATTGTACTGGCACATTATAGATATTACATAAATCTTTAATAGATGCGTTGTACTGTTCAATTAAACTCATATCACTAGCATTTAACCCAAAATTAACCCAAGATAATTTTTTTGGAGTTATAATAATATCACCAGCTTTTTTACTCCCTTGATGATCCCTTCTAAATTTATCTTTTAATTGTTGGGCTTGTACCTCATTTAAATCACCCTCATCACTCATTAAAATACCCCTAGCTGTCTGGTTTTGTAAGAATTTAACTCCGCTTTCTGTCGCCTCATTATTAGTAGTCATAGATCTTAAACCAGCTTTTAGGGGTGATTGACCATAGAGATGTGATCCAGTACCATCATAAAAAGGATTAAAATCTTTTATGTGGCACATTTGATTTGCTGGTATTTTATACGTTCCATTGTATTGAATCGTATAAGATTCAACTGGTTTCATCATACCACCAGAATTTATTTCAATAATTTGACTAGGCATAACATATAGCTCAGTATATTTATTTATATTTTCACCTGTTTCTGGTCCTATTCCATATATATATCTATTGCCTGTTAATTTACCAAATGCAATTAATTCACTTATCCATGAGGCATAGGATTGAGCTGGATTTGGTCTATCTAATAATCTATGTAATTCAGTATGCTCCAATTCAACTAA